ACCTCCTTCGTCCTTCTTGACGGCGGCGCGAGCGTCGGCGGCTGCAATCATCATGCCCTGTGCCCACTTGTAGGCCGCTTTGCATACGGAGAGAATGCCCGCGTCGCCGAAGGACTCCGGGTGAGAGCAAGGGGATGATGGCCGTGAGTGCCTGCATGGCGAAGTGGTCGCGCGGCTCCAAGGCTTGGATATTGGCCGTTGTGAGGCTGTCATCGCCCACGGAGCGCGTGATGGCCTGCTGAGTGCCATAGGTAGTGTTCATGGTGCAAACGACGAGCATGAGCTGAGTATTGACGGCTATCTCGCTGGAGGCAGGCCACACCTTCTTGACCTTTCCGAAGTCATCGATCTGAAGTTTTGAGCCACGGATGACCACCTCGTAGGAGTTGTAGTACTTGTCGCCGCTTGTAGTCTTGTACAACTGGCCTGTGTAAGACAGGTCGTTATCGTCGGTCTGACGGATGCCGACGAGTACGCCATTGGCCGCTGCTTGGCGGTCGAAGGCGAGCCATGAGTAAGTTGCTGTTTCTGCCATAATGCTATTGATATTGAAAAATTGTTGAAATGTTTATTGAAAGTCAAATGATAGCTGAGTCGCCTTGATGGGGCCTTTCGGCTTGACGAAGGTGATGGGAGGGAGTTGAGGCGCAGGAGCCTTGGGCGCATCGGCGGGAGATACCGCCACCGGGGCTGTAGCCTCAACAGGAGGCACGGGAGCAGGTGCAGGCTCTTTGGGAGCGAGGCCGTACTTGGCGGCTATGGAGTCGCGCCAGAGAGCATAGAAGGCATCAAGGGCATCAATGCGGAGGTGACCAGCGGCAGCATCCCAGTGGTCGCGCTTGAACTGCTGTACGCGTTGCCATGCGAGGGAGGGATTGCTTGCGGTGCTACTGCAAGATACTGAACCAGCGGCGACAGGGGCAGCGGGAGAAGGCGCAGGCACCGGGGCCTCAACCTTGGGAGCGGTACGCCTGTTTTGCCACTGCTGCAGATATTCGTGCCATGCCGTCTGTGCCTCGTCGGGAGTGGAATAGACGTGGCGCATGTGGAAGATGGATATATTCTTGCAGCCCGGCACAATCGGCTTGCCGTCGGAGCCGGGTACGGTCATTTCTACTGGAATCCATTCGTCAGACCAAGGGTGAGTGCAGTGCTTGGCACGGTCGATGACCTCAGCAGGCACGGTGTGGCCGTACCAGTTGACATAGACGGTGGAGCCGATGGGAGGGTTAAGAACGGTGTTCGACATAGCTGTTACTCCTTGTATAAGTCGGATTTCTTATACAGATTGCTAAGTCTGCGAGTGACATAGGTCATCTGCCTATGGAAGTAGTCATCTGCCAATTCAAAACCATCAAAGAACTGTTTTATCTTCCAAGCCAGTTCTCCCGTGATGTCATCCCATTGCTTCACATTGTGCAATTCATCGACGATATAGTCAAGCTCTTCCTCGACGGAACAAGAGACACTAATAATCATTGAGGCATTGAGCAAGCAACCGCACTCGGAGCAATAGGAAAAACTGTCGCTTTCTGGCATGGTTTCCTCATACACTTTATGATACAAGCTGCCTCCATATTCCTTATCGAGACGTGCAGCCTTCTCCTTTGCGCAACGTTCGCAATAGTCGCCGTCAATCTCCTGTATCTTGTAACCTTGATTGTCTTGCTGTTCAATATAGCAAACGGCCTCTGGGTCGTAATGCCAAGCCATCTTGTAGATGGCATCTTTCATCTGTTCCTTTATTGTCATGATTGTTGCTTTTATGTTTCGTTAATGAGTGATTGAATGTCGAGGTCGATGACCTCAGCAGGCACGGTGTGGCCGTACCGGTTGACATAGACGGTGGAGCCGATGGGGGATATTGACGGTAGTCATTCGTAATGCTGTTCAAGTTCGTAGAAGCGGTTGAAATAGGGGTTGATGTTGGCCTTCTTGAAGGAGTAGGCGAACTGCCAGCAGTTTTCCTCCCATGCCTTGCGGCCCGACACGCCGCTGATGCGGGCGAAGAGGGCGGCGAAGGCTTCGCGTGGGGTGTCAAAGCAGACGTTGCTTTTGCCGCCGCGCTCCATGATGCCGCTCACGATGTAGCAGTCCATCCACTTCTCCACTCCCTCCTTCAGACAGTCCTCCTCGCTGATGTCCTGTAGGCGTTCGGCCATGATGTCGGTAATCTCGATGCCGAAGGGCATACACTTGGGTGAAACATACATCTTGTTAGTCCATCCACGGGAGTTTTCGTGCTCCGTCTTGAAGTCGATGGCCGTGAGCGGCGAAGGGTCGAGGCGGCGCATCCACTTATAGACGGTCTCGTAGGACTGGAGTATGGCGACGGTTTCGCCACGTTTGTACTTTGCCTTGGCTACGGGGTATATTTTGCCGTTCAAGTCTTTAGCGAGACGGAAAACGTTGTCACCGAATAAGTCATACGTATAGATACGCTGAATATCCTCCTTGGTAGCCGTTCGGCGCGTCATGGTCTTGGAGCCAGCAAGCACGGCTGATTCAAGTCCGAAGTGCTGATTGAACATTATTCCTTGCATAGTTGTATGGGTTTTAGAGTGTGAGCATTGAGACCGCGATGCTATCGCGGCATACTTAACAATTCTTGAATGTCGATGTCGATGGCACGGAAGATTTCATAGACCACCTGTGGCACCATGCTGTTGCCGTAGGCCTTTATGGAGTCGGCCCGCCATCGTGCGAAGTGGTTTGGCTTTCCTCCGCGCCAGTCGGAGGGGTAAGGAACGGAAAGGTAGTCCAGCCGAAGGGGAATCCCATCATTTCCTCTACAAACAGGGGATTGAGTTGGGAAGTCCCTCCACCAATTTTGTGGGCAATCTGTTCCGAGAGGTTGCTGTTGGCCGCATTCTTCTTGCGGTGGTGTGCGAGCTGTTCCATGTTGAATGCCGCCCATACTCCCCCGTCGGTCGCTCCCGGAGTTATCAGCAGCATGCCGTGAAAGTCTATGAAGTCCATCAGTCCAGACGGATGCGTATCTTTCGCTTTGTCCGTGCGTGAACGGAAGTTCGTCAATCCCTGCTGGCGGGCAGTCTCTACGCGCTGGGGATGATACACCTCCGTAGCCATCGGCGTAGGCATGAGACCCTGCCAGTGAATCGGGATCGATTTTCCCTGTTCGCAGGTTTTGAGACCTTGCGTCAGCGGAGTAGACAGCAGTCCGCGTTGCTCCGCTATGCCGTTGACAATCTCCTGTGCGAGTGTCCCCGTGCTGGAGGTCTTGGGCTGTTTCGGCGGCATGTTGTCCTTCGCGTCGAAGGCGCAGGGCGTTTTGAGCATCATTGCGCCGTGCGATGAACCAGACGCGGTCTCGTCGATGCGGTGCGCCGACGGCACAAGCCGGAATAACAATCGGCTGGACGGAATATCCCTCACTTTCGAGGTCTTGGCAGACGGTTTGGATGACGTACTGCTGGTGGAGTTCGTAAATGTCGTTACTCTCTCCAAAGAGAGAACTTGCCCCCCCCCACTTTAACCTCACTGCCGGGCTGTACCATCGAGACGATGCCAGTAACGTTTTCACCAAGGACATAAGCGGGACGAATCTCTCGTATTGCTCTAAGCATCTGAGGCCAGAGGTAACGGTCATCCTCCGCGCCGTGTCGCTGTCCGGCATGTGAGAAGGGCTGACAGGGGAATCCTCCAGAAAGGACTGTGACTCTGCCCCTCCACGGGGAGAAGTCTGTTTGGGTGATGTCTTCATAAGATGTAGTGTTTGGAAACCAGTAATTGAGAATCTGACGGCAAAAGGGGTTTATCTCGCAGTTGAACAGGTTTTGCCAACCCATCCATGTAGCCGCGAGTTCGGGTGCTCCTATGCCGGAGAAGAGTGAAGCGTGCGTGATAGTCATTTATCTACTTTATTTGCTAATCGTTGAACACAAGGGTATTGAGTTGAGGCGGGTACGGCTCCAGCCGCAGGTTTCGCCACAGGCGTTGCTCCGGCGGCTTGCCCTTCTCGCGACGATAAACGCTCATGGCTTTACGGCGGGAACACGGAGGCGTGACGGCCTCGCGCATGTGGGTGAGCGGGTTTTCTGCCGTGACGCAGAAGAAGGTGCTTACAGGCTTGGCGTTCATAGGGCTAAAACAATGATAGTTGCTGAGGCTCCTTGCGGTCGAGGAAGGCATGGTGACAGCCCTTGGGAAGGTTGGTGTCAATCCTGTAGCGGCTACAGGGAACGTGAGAGGCTGGAATGCGCTTGGAGTAGTCAACGCCAATGTAGGTACGACCGTCAACGGTCTTAAACTCCTTGCGGGCGCGGAAGGGGCAGACCACCGTCCCGGCATTGGGGCCGCTGGACTCGTAGGCGAGGTGATGCCAGCAGTTGAAGCAGCAACGGCGGGCGAAGATTTCGGGCTTATAGGCAGGTTTCTTCATAGGGCTAATCGTTTAGGAGCATGGGCATGAGAAGCATTGTCAGTTCCTCCACGTCGGGTTGCGGCACAGGCTGAACTATCAGCGCACGACTGGCAGGGCCGAGCAGGAACATGACCTTATCGGAGCCGAGCACTTTGAGCACTTCGGAGAGTGATGAACCTTTCAAGCCTATCTTGTAGGGCGACGGATGCCCGCCATCAATCTTAGAGAACTCGCATGGCAGTTGTTCCTCCGCAGCAAGTTCAAGGTCGGCATAGCTGGCGTTGAGGCGCAGGGTGTCTTGTGAGATATTAAGGCAGGTAAGCCCGCTTTCGGAGCTGAAGAGCGACAATCGATCCAGCGACTTGACAAGCGGACGGCGTTCTACCAGCATCTTGAAATCGTGGCGCAGGGGAATGACGCTCCAGTACTGAGGATATTTGCCCTCGATGGGATTGAAGGAAAGAGAAACACGGTCATCAATGACGATGCGAGCCTGTGCGCGTCGTTCCACGACGTTGTATGTTGACTTTTTACCATCGAAGGCGGTCTTGGTACGCTCCTTTATCAACTCCTTCTGATATTCAAACACAACGTCACCAGTGGAAGGAAGGATGCGGAGCAGAATCTTTACGGCACGGTAGGGGATGATGAATGAAACCTGCATAGGACGATTGTCACTAAAGACAGGACTCTTACGCACCTGTACCAACTTGTGGCCGTCGGAGGAAACATAGTCGGCATAGTCGCTGGTAAGGTTGACATATACGCCGTTCATGACGGGTCGAAGTTCATCCTGTGCAATGGCGAAGTTGCAGCGGCTGAGCACGGAGCGCAGGCCGGGAGCCTCATACTCCAGCGTACAGCCGTCGGGCGCGTCGGCATCAGGACACGGCCCATGCAGCGACAGGAACTCTTGCGCGGAGTTGCTGAGTGGAATATGGAACGAGCCGCAGGAATGCGTGACGGTCATCTGGTATTCGGCGACCTCAAACGCGAGCGGCTGGTCATCCAGTGACTTGATGGCAGGCAGGATTTCGCCGTAGTACACACCGAAGGAGCGCGGCGCGTCGGCTGGCTGGTCGAGCGGTACGGTCTCAGTTATCCATTGTTCGCTGTTAGAGGCGTGGATGGTCATCGTGGCCTCCTTCGGGTCATCGGGGAAGGTAAACACGAAGTCACGGAACAGGGATTCGCTTTTCGTCTGTATAACGCAGCGGGCATGTTGCAGAGCATGCAAGAGAGTGTTACGAGATACGATAAACTTCATAATTTACAGCAGTGGGTTTTGAGGGTTAAACAATCCTTCAAGCATAAGGGGATAAGCCTTGTCGGGGATGGTGTCGTGCAGTTCCTCGATGTAGGCGAAGTAGAGAATGTCGCTGTTGTCGGGATAGCAGGTGTATTTGCCTGTATTGGTATTGAACGCCTCTTCACAGATGTTGCCGTATGTGTCGAGTACGAGGACGGCAATGACGTGGTTCTTATCCTCATAGTCAACGGGGCATGTGCGCGAGGCATCGTACCAGTGGATAGCTGGCTGACAGCGGCAGGCTATCGCAAAGGTGAGGGCGAACACCCCGACGATAAGGATGAAGAGCAGGGCGACGGCTATGATACGAGAATATTGCTTGTCATACGCTATTGTTTTTTGCTGTTAAACCTATGGGTGGCTGACTCCCATTCACTACAGCCGATGGTGTCGGCGGGCATGCCGAGCATCTTGCAGTCGCTCCAGCCGATGCAGTTGCGACAGCGGCGGTTATTGCTACTCATACCATTGCGTGTTAGGGGTTTGACAATCGAGTGGGTTGGAGCTGTAGAGGGGTTCGCCCTCAGAGGTTACGCCGATGATGACGGCTTCTTCTTGATTGATAGTGTTCATATTGCTTATAGGGTTGGTGTTAATGGTGGGCGCGGTGATGTTGCACCATACGGGACGGACGCGCCCACCGGGTTAGACTTAGTTCTGAGACTGGCTTTCGGCATAGTCGATGCGTACACTCTGTTGCCAGAGAATGCTATCGTTATATTCTGCTTGCCCTTCAGCGAGGGACGGCGTGAGAACACGTAGTCGGCCACCTCGCGGGCGTTGAGGGGGAACAGCGGGCAATACTCGTAGGGCAGCTGGAAGAGGAAGCGGTCGCCCTGCATGATGTCGAGATACACCACCTTGCGGCCAGTGGGGGGGGGTAATTCGGCTATGCTTCATTTTCTGCTGTCGTTAATGTTTCCATACTAAAGGGTTGTGGGAGGCCATGATGCCCGGAGAGGAAAACGACAAGTCCTTGTCATAGACGATGGTGTATTGCGCGGGGTCATCCCTGTTCTCCTTGCGCAGCTCCGCTATCAGCTCGCCGAAGGTGGACACCATGAAGCGTTTCTCTTCGGCGATGTCGCCGATGTTCACGTAGTCCTCCAGCACTGAGTCACAGCACACCGTATAGCGGGTGTAGATGGAGCCAGTGCCGTCTTGGTGACGTATAAGGAGGATGCCGAAGATATACTCCTTGGGGTCGTGCTTCTCCAGTTGGATAATCACGTCGGCCACGGAGTTAGGCAATACACCGATGCTCTTCTCATGGGCTTCACACTCCAGCGGGTCTTTGAAGCGAAGTCCGTCCTTTGCTATGTATGTTATATCCACTTCCATAGGGCTATGCTTCATCTTTCTTCTGTGTTGAGGCTACATCTACCCCAACATGATAACGGCTCTTGGAGAGGTCAACAGGCCAAGGAGCCGTGCCATCTGTAGGGATGGCTATGCCGTCGGCTGGCACCTTGGGGATGCGCAGGACAGGAGCGGACAATGCGGCCACTTGGTAGTCGATGGATGCCCGCAGGACGATTTCTGCCACCTTGGGATTACGCTGCATGAAGTTGAGCAGGACGGCCTGTAGGTGGTCGCTGTTGCCTCCGCAGAGGTGGGAGGCCGTCACGCCGTCGGCCATGACCATGAGGATAGAGTCATCGGTCGTGCGGAGCTGCTTGGCAGCGTCGAGCGCATCGGCCACGGCACGGAAGAATGGGGATTTGCTTTCTTGTTCCATGATTGTTACTTTGCTTTTCTAATGAGTTTGTTGATGCCGTACTTCTTCAGAAGGCTTGCAGGAATGACCCTTGAAGCGCACGCGGCAATATGGGGATAGTAGCCGACGAGGTGCATCCATGTGTCCCAGCGATTGCCTTCAATATGTCGCGTAGGCAGGCTGCACGACTGGCCTTGACAGCCGTCGGGGTGTTCGCACCTCTGGCAGCAACCTGCACACTCTGATGAAAGATGGCATAGGATGCACGCCTGTTCGCGGGCGATGCCGTATGTGCCGAAGTCGAGCGATGTCTGAACGAAATGGTGTGCCATGACTTTACTTGTTTAGGAGTTTGCGGAATTGAGCCTTGGCCTCTTCGTTGGCCTCATGCTGTAGCTGTGAGTGTACCTTCTTGATGGCCGCGTCGATCGATGCGGGGATGCAACTGACATAGCGCGTCACCTCGGACACGAAATCATCGTAGGAGCGGCAGACGATGTAGCGACCGCCAGCGGCCTCAAAGAAGCGTTGCCACTCCTTCTGCTCCTTCGACTGACGGCCTGTAGCCGTTTTCATTTCCACGGCCAGCGAGGTGAAGGGGCCGAAGTTGAACGCATCGAACTGGTAGGACTCCACGGGAACGTGCAGGATAAGGTCTGCAACGCCCTTGGTGACACCCTCGGCGTTGGCTATGGACTGCTGACGGCGGTTGAGACCGTTGCCCTCGTTGTGGGGATGCTCCATGAGGCGGGCATAAGCCGGGTACTGGTAGCGGAACCACTTTAGGCAGCGGATTTGCAGGTCTGATTCTTTATGCTTCATAATCATTGCGGTTTATAATGAGCCTTCGTAGGCATGCTTGAAGTTCTTAGGTTGCAGGAGCCAGTCGATGTCAGCGGCCTTCTTGCGTGAGCCAGTGCGTCCGTTGGCAAAGTTGGAGTACATCATATTGCGGACGGCCTGCATCATCTGCTCCGGCGTGTACTTTCGGAAGATGAGGCGCAGGGCCTCGCGGCGTTCATCGTCGAGCTGCTTGCAGGGCTTGATGCTGGAGCCGTTGGCCTCAATCTGCTGGTTGAAGTATTTGAGGAAGTTTACGAATCTCTTTTCCTCTTCGACAGCCTCGCGCTCTTTTTTTTCTTTTTCTGTTTTTGAAACAAGGGAGGTATCACCAAGTTTTAACTTGGTATTACCATCATTATCATTATCATACTCATTATCATTATGCTTAGATTTGCTTTTTTTGCTTTCTGAAAAAACCATTTGCTTTTTTTGCTTTTCGTCAGAAGCATTGGTTTCGTAAGAATCCGCTTGCTTACGGGGACGGCCACCCTTGCGCCCAGCGGCACGTCGGTGTTCGCACACTTCCTCATATTTGGCATTGTCGCGGTCAATCTGTATGCGCATGAAATTGAAGGCCATCTTTATCTCGCGGTCGGAAAACTGAGGCTCTTCGCCCGTGCTGACGTACTGAAAGAGAGCGTCGAAGAGTTCGCCCTTCTGCTGGGCTGACAGTTCGGCAATCGCCTCGTACTGGCTTGTGTATAGTACAAAACTCTCTTTCATGGCTGCATCAGGCATTAATGTGCTTCTTCTGACGGTACTCTATCTCTGCTGGCTTTCTTCTCCAGTCGTGGCTCTTGCACCACTGGGCGTTGGCAATCATCACGGCGTAGGGGAAGCCGGGATTGTCGGTCTTGGGCTGCAACAGGCATTCGGCCAGCAGCGGGTCGTGGGGCGCGTAGCTGACAAGGCGGGCATGCTTGCAGGTGGCACAGCACACCTTCTTGGGGTCGCGTATGATGTTGATGACGGAGTTTTGCATATCGAACAGAATTTAGGGGTTGTGTAAATAGCGGGCGGGCTTCACAGCAAACCCGCGTGAGAGTACTAATTTTTTAAAAAACTTATTATAGCAGTTATACTTCGTATGGACTTTCGGGGTTGTAGTCGGCGGTGAGATAGACACGCCCGAAGATTAGGAACATGGCCCCGAAGAGCATGTTATGCATGGTGCTTGTGCAGAGGCCAGTGATGACGGACACGATGCCGAGCAGGATGCAGAGGTAGTAAGCGCAGTAGTGCTTTTGGGTTCGCCCTGTAAGAGAGTTGGCGATGTTGCGGATGATACGTTTCATAAGCGAGTTGTATTTTAGTGATTACTGATTACTTGTGGATATACTTTCCGAGTCGGCCAGTGCGGACGGCCTCATCGATCTCCGAGCGAATGAAGCGTTTTTGGTCGCCCACCATGACGGGGTTCAGCTTGCCAGCCTTGACGAAGTTGTAGAAGGTGCCGTTGCTGATGTGCAGCAGCTCCATCACGTCCTCGCGGGTCATATAGACTGGCTGGTGCTGTTCCTCGACGGCGCGGCGCGTCTCTGCCACCAGCTGGTCGGAGTACTGCTTTAGGTCGGCAGCAGAAACGACGAGCAGAGTATTGGCCGACTGCGGAGAGTTGAGGATTGAGCGTAGCGATTCCATAGGCATAGGTTATGAGATACGAGTTACCTCAATCATCTTGGTCTCGTGGTTCATGTGGGTACTGAATACGAGTCCATCGGTGATTTTCTTGATGGAACAGGAGTTCTTCACAGAATTGAGTCTGTGCAAGGGAAATGTGGCCATTTCTCCGACGGCGAGACCGCCGAGAGTCGAGGTGATAGGCAATTTTTTGGATTTTTCCTTTGTCATAACAAACTAATTTACTAACTTTGCTGCAAAGATAAAGAGAATTTGTTAAACTAACAAACAAACTTGTTGCAAGAGTGCAATTTTTAAGGATTTTTAATAAAGTAAACTTGTTATAGCATGAATACAGGACGATTAAAGGAGTTGTGGAACGCAAGTACTGATAAGTACGGCGATGCACGTAAGATGGGGACATCGTACCAGTCGATGTACAACATCATTTTCAAGGGCAGTGTGCCTAAAGTGGACTTGTTAGAGCGCATAGCGAAGTTCTATCACAAGCCAGTTGGTTATTTCTTCGACGAGGAAGTATCTGTGACTGCTGAGGCTACAGCCGACATGGAGCGTGAACTGCACGACCTCAGAGTGAAGTGTGAGGCGTATGAGAACGCCCTACGCCTGTTGGGCAGCAGCGTGATGGGCGTGGAGGAAGGCAAAAGGAAAAAGCGAAGTGTATAGACCTACGGACATGGAAAGAGACGTGATGAAGTGGGCGCACATCTTGGCGTGTGCGCTCCTGATGGTGGCTTGCGGCAGTGACGGTGACGATAACCAGGAGCAGGGAAGGTCGCGTGAGAATGTGATTGTGGTGGACGGTGTACGGAAGCCAGTAGTGAATACGACAAGCGTACCAGTGGACGTGAGCGGCCCCAGCACGGCGAAGCAATTCAGCGTGAGCCTCAACCTCGACAGGGAGGACTACAAGAAGGAGTGGGTGAGCGTGTGGATAGAGGACGGCCAGATAGGGCATCGTATCGACATCAGCGACGCGGGCCGGAGTGAACCGTTCAGCATCGGCTATACCTACAGGACGGAAGATATAAGCCTGTACTGGACTGACAAGAGCAATAACGGCATCGAGGCAGGAAGTTACCTACAGGTACAGAGAGCGGGCGCAGGCTATGAGGTGGACTTCATGGTGAAGTATGTACGCGGACGCAATACGCATACCATAGAGGGTTACTACAAAGGTGTGTTGAAGTGATGAATGGAGAGCTGCTTGACTTTCGCGCTTGGCTGTTTTGGATGGGCGTACTGGTGTTGTTCATAGGCTGTGTGGAGTTGTGGCGTTGGCGGCAAAGGAAAGGCCCACGTAAGCCGTGAGCCTTGCATATCCTCAGAGAGCCGTCTTAACCTTGTCGAACTCCGCAGCGGCCATAAGCGCACGTTCCTTGGAGCCGAGTTTGAGATAACGGCGAAGCATTTCCTCGCTGGAGTGGCCAGTGACAGCCATGATAGCCGAGAGAGGTATGCCGTTCTTGTAGGCGTTGGTGGCGAAGGTACGGCGGGCAGTGTGTGTCTTGATCGCGTCGCAGAAGCGTTTCTTTGATGGGTACTGGAGCAAGCCCTTGTGTTCGGACAGCCCGGCAGGCTCTATCCATCCGCACAGCAGGCCAATGACCTTGATACGGATGCCGAAGTGCTGGTTGTTGACCTTGGGCATTTCGCCGTTGTAGCGGTTTAGTATGTCGCGTATGGTGTCGCTGTAGGGTACATAAACGTCCTTCCCGGTCTTTTCCTGTCTGAGGTGAAGGAAAGGACGGTCGCCCACGATAGTCTCAATCATATCGTCGCTGACGCGCTTGTAGTCGCTGACGCGCTGACCTGTAAGACAACCCAGCAGGAAGATGTCACGCGCCTCCGCAAGGCGTTTTCGGTAATGTCGGCGGTTGAGGCATGGCAGCAGCTTGTCAAGTTCCTCCTTGTCTTTCGCATAGCGCGTAAGGCGGTCGGTGAGGTCGGCGACATTTTCGAAGTCAACAGCGGCCATTTCCCTTAGTCGCTGTTCTGGAATGTAGATGTTGTCAACCTGCTCGTAGTCGATGCTCCACTTGTGGCTGATGAAGTCATCCCGTGTGGTAAGATGGAGGTCGCGGGCAGCGTAGAGCATCACCTTCAGGCAGTTGTGGAAGCCTGCAATGGAGTTGGGCGACAGGTTACGCTCAACGAAATAGCGGGTCATGTCTGTATATAGTTCCAGCGTCACGTCATCCCACACGATGGTACGCTTGCGGTCTCGCTCATACTTGCGCAGGTTGGAGAGTACCGCCCTGTAGTTCTTTATGGTGGTTTCCTTGATGCGCTGGTTGCTCTTGTGCTTTAGGCGTTGGCCTGTCTCGCACTCATGGATATACTGCTCCACGAACTGTACCAAGGTGGCGTTGCTCTGCTTGACGGCCTCCTGCTTGCGCTCCTTGGCACGGCTGATTTCCTCCACTTCGTCTTGATGAAGGACGGCACGAATAGTGCTGGCTATGGTGGCATCGTCGAGCGTACCAGCCTTCTCGCGCACCGACAGCTCCTTGACGAGGTTCCACAACTTGGAGGTGAGCGCATCATCCATGAAGATAGTTGCGCCCCGTTTGTATGCCTCACGCGCCTGTCTTATGGTTTGTTCGATGAATTGCCAACGCATTGAGTCAACGCTGATGCCAAGGGCAACGGCGTTGTCACGGTTCTTGTTCTTAATGCGCACGGACAGCATCACCAGATTGCTGTTACCGTACTTTCGGCTTCTTAGGGTTATCATAAGCGTCGATATTGAAGATTACGGCGGCAAAGATACGAAAAAATTTTGGAAACGTACCACAAACGTACCACAAATTTTGGATATTTTTGTAAATGATTGGAAATAGGCAGCAGGAAAACACCTTAAAATAAGGGTATTTCGGTACATTAAGTTATAATAGAATATTATTGTTAGACTATAATATATAGTACATACAAAAACGCGGTAAGCCCTTTGTATTGGGAATTTGCTTTGACGCTGAGAGGGTCAAATTACAGAAACGTACCACGAACGTACCACATACAGAAAACGCCCTCCAGCTGCAACTGGAAGGCGCGGGTTGTAATCTTCTTGCTCGATTAGCTGTGGGCCTATAAGCGGGTGCAAAGGTACGAAATAAATTTGAGACCGCAGCCACTAAAGTAGAGGAATTTTAGAGGGAGGCGTGGAAAGTTCCGTTTTTGTTCCGTTCCGCATGTTCCTATTTTGTTCCGTTCCGCTTGATGCCTATAAGTTCTGACTGCTTGATAAGGGCGCAGGAGTTGGCGACGGGGCCGTGACTGAGGGCATGTTGAAGATACTGGAGGTTGCAGCCTACATCTTCGGTGGTGAGCGTGGTGAAGATGGCGGCAATACTGGTGAAGTAATAATCCTTGCGCTCATGACGGGCGCGGTTCAGCAGGTGTACGTGTACTACTTTTGATACTGGCATAGTCGTTTACTTTATGTTCATGACCTTGGATAACTTGTAATAGGGTTTCCAAGTTATTCAGTGATTTTGGGTGCAAATTTACTAAATAGTTACTATATGGAATGTTTTTGTGAGTTAAATATATAAAAAAGGTGGAAAGATTGCATCGTAGGGTTTACATAGGGTAAACGATGAGACGTTAACACCATGTTGCCCTGCAATCATTTTATTTCTCTTAAATCACTTTATTTCGTCTATGTTGAAATCGGGGTCATCGTCCGGGTCGTAGTCGCCGTCAGGATTGTCATTGTCAACGATGGTGAGGGAGGTTACGTCGATATGAATCTGTGTCTTGGTGTACTTGGCATCCATTTCAAGCAGGTGCTCTTCCTCGCTGATAGGACGGTTGGAATCGGCTGTGATGGTGGTGGAGGTAAACTTGGGTACGATGTAAGGGAGTATGGCAGCGACTGCATGCACGCGGTCGTTGGGGTCATCGATGGCCATGAGGTCGGTAGCCAGCGACTTTGTGCCGGGCTGAATATTGTCGGGGTCTGGTTCAAGGTAGGGCATGATAATCTCCTTCAGACGGTCGCGGACGTTGCCGTACTTGTTCTTGGTGCCGGGCTGACGGCCTCCAGTCTTAGCGCATCCCTTGACGAACTGCCCCTTCTCGTTGCGCTGTGCGGTCGTTTTCTTCTTTGCAGGCTCTTCCTGTTCCGATGTTGAGGCATCGGACACTTCCTGCTTTGTCGGTTCAGCCTTCTTCGGCTTCTTTGAGTCCGCTTTTTGCGGTTTCCTCGCAGCCGTTTTCTTGGGCTTGTCGGCGGTTTTTTTATCGGGCTTCTTAGCCTCCTCCTGCTTTTTTGCCATGACAGAATTTCTTTTTTATGGTTTTGGTGCAAAGATAATGGTGTATTTTTGCAAGCAAAGCATAAAATGTAAAAGTTGAAGATATGGGATTGATAGGTAGCATCGTAGGCGGCATAGCGGGCATCGGTGGCGGCATTGCCGCAGCATCGGCCCTCAACAAGGGCTATGAGCAGCAGCAGGAGATATACAACAAGCGCATCGGTGACGTGAAGCAGCACCGTGATAATTTGTACTACCAAGACCCGACGCAGAGCGCGGAGAATCAGGCAGCGGTGACGCAGGCGCAGCAGATACTAAACGAGCAGTCGAAGCGTGCAGCGGCCACCAGCGTAGTCACTGGCGGCACGGACGAGAGCGCAGCCCTTGCCAAGGGGCAGGCCGTCGCAGCCGTCGGGCAGATGATGCAGCAGCAGGCCGCAGAGGGAGCCGCCAAGAAGGAAAGCATCTGGACGCAAGCAGACCAGCAGATCGATACGTTCAGCAAGTACCTTGCCGACTCCAAGCTGGCACAGGCGCAGGGTAAGGCACAAGGTATTACCCAAGCCACCAGCGGACTTGCCAACGCGGCAAGCGCATTACCATTCTAACCAATTAGCAACAAAGGCGTATGAGTTTTTTCAGTAACATATTCGGACGCGGCGACACAGACACCGATGCTGGCGGTACTTCCACGAACGCCACCAGTGGAGACGGCTCCAGCAGCACTACAACCACAACCAGCGGAGACGGCAGCGCAACCACCCCCAGCACCCAGCAGACAGGCGTGAGCCAGCAGGACGGTGGCGGTGGCGGCGAGGCCACTACAAGCGTTACAGACCAGTCGCAGGCATCGGGAGGGGAAAGCAACGCAGCCACCACGAAGCCAGCAGAACCCGACGGAGATACGGCAGGTACTACTACAGACCCCAACGCTACCCAAGCACCCCCATCCACGGCTACCCCCACCTACCTTGCCGACTGGCAGGGAGGCACATCTTTTAACGATGCCATCAACAACGGTCAACACTCCATAGCTGAGTATATATCCGACTACAACAAGTATGCAGCCGCGAACGGCAGCGACCCCCTCGACATCTTTACGATGATGAACGCGATGCAGAACCGCGACGTGAACAAAAGCGTACAGCAGAACCAGATAGACGAGAAGAAAGCGTTGAGGCGCGAGCGATGGGCGCAGACCGCTAACCTGTTGGCTCATGTCGGTAACTTTGTCGGTACGCTGTTAGGCGCACCCTCTCAGACCATCGAGAGCGGTGTGGAACTGACGAAGCGGCAGCAGGCCCTTCGAGAAAAGACCCTTGCCCTCCGCAACACCTACAACCAAAACCTGCTGGCACAGATATGGAAGGACAGGGCCGACCAGCGAGCCGCCGACAAGAACAAGGCCGACATTGGTCTGATACAGCAGCGTGTGCAGTCGCTACAGGCCGACGAGCAGCGCAAGAACTACAAGAACAAGGCCGACATAGCCTTGGCAGGCGCGAGACAGCAGCAGGTCGAGGAAGCCGCCGCCCTCAGTCAGGCACGCGCCCAGACCGAGGAAGAGCTACGCGCCCCCAGAGTCGCCAACATGAAGGCCAGCACCAACGCCCACAATGCCAGTGCATCGGCCAGCAGGGCGCGAGCCGCTGCCAGCAACGCCCAAGCCTACGGCACTAACTACAAGACCAACCGCTACAAGATATGGGCGCAGAACAGACGCAAATATCCCAACGATGTAAAGACCTTCATGGAGCAGAACAATATCCATAGTTGGGACAGAAAGAACTGGACGAGCGAGCTGATAGACCAGTTCAACGCATGGATAGCCGACAAGTACGAGACAGGAGGCAGCGGAGGCGGAAGCAGCAGCGGTGGAGCCGCCGACCTGCTGGATTAAGAGAGACGGCGGCATTACCGCCGTGTACTGAACCACAACGAAACATTCAACATTATGCCAGACAAGAGATATTCGCTGAAGGTGAACGGCAAGAACCGCACCGTGAAGGCCGATGTGTTCAACGACAACATCGGCAAGTTCATCAATGACATGCCCGATGCCACCATTATGATGCAGGGACAGGACGGCACGACCCGCGAGTACAAGCTAAGAGACATAGCCGATGCCTACGACGCGGGCTACTCCTTCTTAGAGACCGACACCCCCATCTATGTCAACAGCAAGCCACCACAGCATAAGCCAGCCGCAGCACCCCAGCCGAAACCCGCTGGAGAGACGGCAGGCACGGTAGCCGTGACACAAGAGGCCGCACAGGCGCAGCAGAGCCAGCAACAAGCCGCACAGATGCAGCAGGCGATGGCACAGCAGCCCGCCCAGCCTACCACCGACAAGCCGTATGTAGGGCAGACCGTCAACGCCGAGAACGGCTACACCTTCACCGAGGCAGGACTTGACTCGCTGGAGAAGGGAGCCACCCCTGTAGCCGTCCCAGCCCCACAGCAGCCCGCCCAGCCTCCTTTCTTCACGGCAGAGAACCCCAGCCCCTTGCAGCCCAAGGAAGAGGAAAAGATAAGCCTCACGCCCTTTGCCGACAAGATGAAGGAAATAAGGCAGTTGAGCGAAAGCCCCGACCTCAACAAGGAGTGGGCAGCGCGTCAGCAGGAATCAGAGCGCAGGATGGTAGAGCCAAGCCAGCGCGGTTTCGCCTATACGGCAGAGGGCATGAAGCAGGCCGAGGAAGCCGATGCCGCCCGCAGGCTGAATCGATCCAAGTACGACGAGCAGCATTTTGACGATTTCTATGACAGGAAGGTAGCCCCGATATTCGGTGAAGAGCGCACGGCAGGCGCAGAGCGAGCAAGACGTGAGGCCGATGCGCTTCCGAATAGTCCGATGCCCGGAGCCGTCGGCGGCTTGTTCGGCAAGGCCGTAGCCTACGAGAAGCACACCGACCCTCAGAAGATAGCCGATGCCACTATAGGCAGGGTACAGAAGGATGACTCCTTCGGTGACTACGTGATGGCCCGCATGGGTATAGACACCAAGGCCGAGAGCGCGGACGGCGCGACCGTCCCCCAGTTGTCGGAGCGTGAAAAGGAGTGGATAAACCGCTTGTTTGCGAAGGAGAGCGGCGAGGTGGCCGAGCAGATACAGCAACGCATATACGACCAATACCAGAAAGAAAACGCCCCGCAAGGGACGCTTGACTATATCATGGGCAAGGCGTTCCATGAGAACCTTGCCGCCACCCTTGGTGAGGCCATTGTACGCAGAGCCGCCCACAGCAGCGGCATGAGAGAGCAACTTCGCGCCATGGCCAGTGAGGCATACGGACGCGAGCAGAGTTGGGGCGTGAGAGTGGCAGGCGGTGCAGCCCCCTTTGCCGTCGATATGGTTGCAGGCGGTTTCGCCCTTCCCAACCTTGTAGGCGAGGCCGTCGTGAAAGGCGGTGTCGGCATGGCCGCACGTCAAGTAACCCAGCAGATGGCCAAGCGAGCCGCAGCGCGAGGACTGGAGGGCGCAGCCTTGAAGGAAGCCACCAGCGGAGCCGCAGGAGTCGCCGAGCGATACCTTGCGACGCAAGCCCCGATAGTAAACCTTGCCGTTAGGACGGCAGGCAGTGCCGCCAACTTCGCCACCTACGACTTGCAGGCCGAGGTAGTGAGGCAGATAGGCGAAGGCGAGTTCAAACCCTTCGACCTGCTGAAGGAAGCCGTTCATGGAGCCGTACTTGGCGGCGCGATGGGCGTTGCAGGCGGTACTATAGGCCACCTGACCCGCAACGCCAGCAGGGCAGGCAAGGTGATGGGAGGTGTTGCCGGACTTGGAGCCGAGACCACCATCTTCGGAGTGAGCAACGGACTTGCCAAGGCACAGGCCGACGGTGAGGACATCAGCAATGTCGATTGGGCAGACACGATGGGCGAGGCATTCGGTCAAGTAGTAGGCATGAAGGCCGTCGGAGTCGCCATGCACCCCCGACAGTTCCTCAACCGCTACAGGAAGAGCAAGGACTACGACCTGCAACTGAACCAGCGCGACATAGACGAGCTGAGAGAGGCAGGCTACGACTTTGGCAGCATCATCAAGGGCCTTGGCACGTTTGGCGATACCGCCCCGATGGAGGCCAACGTCGTGAGCAGGGCGAAGGAGTACACCGCAGGCCCCGAAGGTACAGGTCGCAAGCGCGAGACCACCAGCGAAGAAGCGTGGGTAGATGCCGAAGCCTACGAAGCCATTATGCGCAACCCCGAAGTCAGCAGCAGCACCAAGCGGAAGTTAGCCTATATCGCCACAGGCAAGGTGCTGATGCCGGAGCCAGTCTTTGGTGTGCAGATGAACGTCGGTGATGACGGCAAGGCCACCGTTACGACCCTCAACGCCTACGGCCAGCCCATCGAGACCAAGGACTATGACAGCGAGGAAGCCGCCCGGAAGGACTACGGCGAACTACAGAGCGTCAGCAAGCGCAACACCATTGACGGACTGGAGCGCATAGCCGCACGGGCAGGATTCCCCGACCTTGTGGACGGAGCCAGACAGCGCACGATGAACGAGACAGGCAGCGACGTTGATGAGGTACTGACCAGCGAACAGCGCGACAGAGAGGCAGCAGATGCCATCCTTGACAACTATATCAAGAACCTTCAAGAAGCCTACATGCAGCGTTTCAACGAGAAGTTGAGGCAGCTTGGAGGCCGTGAGGGAGGTGACAGGGGTGAAGAGCAACAGCCAGCGGGAGAAGCCGCAGGTGAGGGAGCAGGAAGTACCCCACCACCAACAGGCGAGGGAGCAGATAATGCGAGCGGCGAGGCAGGTGCAGCATCCGGCACCGGAGCAGACAACCCGCCCGCACCCCTTGCCACACCTCCTTCATCCGCAGGAGCGGTGGCGGCAAGCAGCGAGACCATGAGCCGCAGGGATGCCGCCTACGACCGAGGCGCGAGCGTGAAGGATGACAGCAGTATATTGCCCGCCATCAACTACGAGGTAAAACTGGCTGATGCACGACTGGCCGCACTCTTCCCCGACAGCGACGGCAACCTGTCACGCCTCCGCAAGGCCGTGATGGATGCCGTAGAGAGCGGTGACGATGACACGGCAGACAAGGTAACAGAAGCCGCCAAGGGGCGACTCACGGCGCAGCAGATAGAAGCCTTGGAGCAGTACCGCGACCTGATGGAAACCCAGCGCGGCGTTGAGGATGCCGTCACTACGCAGACCGAGGCTTTTGAGGAACAGCGCAGGGCCGAGTTGCAGGCCGTAGCCGCCAGCGACGGAACCGTGACCCCCATAGAGTTACAGGACGGCAGTACGGTGTACTACAAGGCAGGCGACCTAAGAAACAAGTACGGCGGTATCGTGGTAGCCCATGAGGACGGCACGACGGAGCACATACCCACGTCGGCAGTAAGGAGTATCGGCGAGAGCCAGACGGTAGATGACATTGTGAATGCCGACATCGAGGAATATGCCAACGACATACGCGAGGGCTATGAAGGACTTGCCAACGGCACTATCTTCCATCCCGGTACCACCGTTGACTTCGTGATTGGCGGCAAGATGGTGAGAGCCACCGTCGCCGGGCAGGATGCAGCAGGCAACCCCGTATTCACCCTTGATGACGGCAGTCAGATGCCGATGATGCAGGCCGACGCACGCAGGGCCATCGCTGAGGCCGATAAGATAAAGATACAGGCTCAGTTGCAGCAAGAGAGAGAGGCCGCTGTGAAACAGCAGCAGACGGAACGGTACATGAAAGGTATTGTAGGCTTTGCCGAGGGCAAGCCAGACTATGCCGCCGAGGGCAGCGACCCGCAGGTAGTGGCCGAGTACTTGAAGAGCATGAGCCAAGCCCCCGGTAACAACGGCCCCATCCTAAAGAACATCGAGGGTGAGGAAGCTCTTATCATGCAGAACGCCCAGCAGGCCTACGACGAATGGCAGCAAGCCGAGAACGCCATAGAAATGAGCGACGATGACCTCCGCAAGAAAGCCAAGGCCATACAGGACAGACAGGGAGCCGTGCAGCGACTTGTCGAACTGGAGCGTCAGCGTAGGAAGTGGGGCGAGATACGACAGGCCATTATGACCCCCGAAGAGCGTCTGAAATACGAGGGCGCACGGCAGGGCAACTACAACAAAGCCCTTGCCGCTGTGAAGAAATACCGCGAGACCAACCCGCGTGAACCTGCTGGAGGAACTACAGGCACTGCCGCCCAGCCCATCCCCACGGCGCAGGAGCTGTTCAGCCAGCACCAAGAGCAGAGTGATGCCATGAACGCCGTCACCGCCCTTCGCAAGGAAGCAGCGAGGGAATGGAATGACGAGTTGCAACCAGAATTGCAGAAGGTACGCGGAGCCATGAGCGACTACCAGCGCGGCTTGATAGAGTATGACGAGGAAGGACTGAAAGAACTTGCCGACGCTCAGCTGGAGTTGGAAGAGCGTGAGCAAGCCCTTCTTGCCCGTAACAGGGAGTTGAAGAAGCTGGAGCAGGCCCTTGGGCGCATGTATGCCAGCCGTGACAATGCCGAGCTGACACCCCATGAGCGCAAGATGAACCAGTTAGGCCGCGAGAAGGACCGGGTGAAGAAGATGCAGCTTGCCAAGCAAGCCTTTGCCGATGACCCGATAGCCGCCGAGATACTGGAGAATGACGAGCCTACGGACGTTTACGAGTTCGTGGCCAGCAACCTTGGATATGGTAGCCTCAACTGGGAAGGGCTGGAGCGCGGCGAGCACCATGTGAGAGGCTTGCAGGAAGAGTTAGGGCGCGACAAGACACGCGGACTGGATAAGGACAGCGACACCTACGGCTTCAATGCCTACCTTGCCCCCACGGGCGAGGGCATGGGTATCGATGAGGCCGTCCACAGCATCTATGAGTCGCAGCCCGACCAAGGCGACGGCAATAAGATGTACAGCACCGAGGATATACGCAATGCCCTGCATGACATGCTGACCACCGCCACCCGCCCCACCGACATCAGCCACAGGATAGAGAACGACCGCATCGCGCAGGCCGAGCAGGTGTACCGTGCCAACGAGGAACGCGACCGCGAGGAAGCCGCCGAGGCTGAGGATGAGTATATGGACTACCTTGAAACCCTTCGCGGCATGATACCCACCGAGGAAGCCGAGAACTACATCAGCGGCCTCATGGCCGACGAGATAGCCGAGATAGAGGCAGACCGTGAGGCATACCGCGAAGCCATGATGCAGATGATGCCCGACGAGCCGGAACCCTTCGGAGAGGCAGCGGACGCAGCCGCAAATAACCCAAACAACATACAAGATGGAGAAACAGCAAATCAGCCGCAACCCGCAGTTACAGGCAGCGGGCGAGTGGATAAGCAGCCTCAACCCGCAGCAGTTGAAAGCGGAGTTGGTAAAGGCCAAACGCCTGTGCAGGGAGCAGAATCTAATCAGCCAGCGTCTGAAACTGGCCGTACTAAGCAACCCGCGACGCAGCCAGCAGGAGCGCGAAAAGGAGCTGGCACTACTCATGCTGACCAAGGCGCACCAGTACCGCCACAATCAGCAGGTGACTTAGAGGCCCCGAAAGAGTTGGCCGACCGCATCAGCATCAGCGAGGACTACACTGAGGGCGAGGGCGATAACGGCAAGATATACCTCACTCCCGTCACGATCGATGGGACGCATGAGGTGCTGAAGGTGGACGAACCCGACGCGAAAGGCAACTACAGCGGCTCGTACTACGAGTATGAGGGCAAGCGTTTCGGCGACCTCAACGAGGTAGTACGGCATATAGACGGAGTGACGAAACCGAAGGACGAGACCAAGGGTGAGAGTTTGATGCACGTACCATTCTCCGAGAGGCTGAAAGCCGCCAAGGGCGAGACCGACACCAACCCCACCGAGGCACAGAAGGCAGCGGGCAACTACAAGATGGGCCATATCCAGTTTGGCGGCTACCGCATGAGCATCGAGAACCCCAAGGGCAGCGTAAGGAGCGGCAGGGATGCCAACGGGAATCCTTGGAGCATCACGATGCAGGACACCTACGGCTATATCGGACGCAAGTACGGAGCCGACGGAGACCACTTGGACTTCTTCATAAACGACGATGCCGACCTTGACAACTGGAGCGGTCGTGTGTACGTCGTTGACCAGAAGAACTTGGACGGCACATTCGACGAGCACAAGGTCATGTACGGCTATCCCAACTGGGCAGCAGCCAAGAAGGCTTATGAGCGCAACTACGAGCCTGGCTGGTGGGACAGCCGCGTGATGCAGATGATGGGTGTGCCGAAGGAACGCTTTGACAAGTGGCTGGCCGACAGCGACCACAAGACAAAGCCCTACGCCGAGTATTTCCGCTTGAAGTACGACAACCCCGTGAGCGACCCCGTTAGTGACATGCTGGCTACGGTGCAGGAGCGCAAGGAGGCAGGGGAGAAAGCATCAGCCCCCTTCGGGCCAGTCTATGACCAGTTCAAGGGCAAGGCCAAAGATGCTGTTGACTTCCTCCGCAAGGAAAAGACTGGTGTAGCCAAAGGAGCACTTTATCATAAGCAGGTAGGCGATATAGATGTTGCATGGGGTGACGAGCATGGCGGACTGGCACATATTGACAGCAAGCATCCCGGTATTGCCGACAACCTGCAAGAGGTGCTTGACGGCATGAGCGTAGTAAGCACATCAGCAAATCGCATCGTACTTGACAGCCCGACACACAGAATGGTTGTAAGCAAGGATTGGAACGGGAAGCCTGTAGATAACTGGCTTTTGACGGCATACGGAAAAAAGAACGGTGCTTCTGGCGATAGTATTGACATCGTTCCAGAACCCGAAGGCAAGCAGAATGGCAAATCTACTCTGCAAAGCACCGTTTCCGAGGGCAAAGGTACGAATAATATTCCAAACAAGCAAGGGAAAACGGAAAAATCTTCAATCGAGCCCAAGCCATCAGTTACCCCCTTGGGCAGTCATGGAACGCTTGTTATCGGTGGAGTTCCAAAAGGAACCGCAGAACCCCCAGCCAAATCAAGTTACGACCGCCTTCCTCCTGATGAAGAGATTGAGCAGCGCAATGCCCTCGTTGACATCATGCGCAAAGCAGGTATAGATGTTTCCTTGAAGTTCAGCGAGGGACGGCAGATAATTGAAGAAGTAGCGGACGGCGACTACAGCGGTTTCAACCCCGCCAGCATCGTCGCCCTGTTGAGCGGCAACCCCATCATCATGGAGAAGGCCAAGCACGACAAGAAGGTAGAGAAGCTAATCAAGTCGAAGCGTCAGTATATGGTAGAGCATGAGCAGCGTGTGTATGACTACCAGCGAGACCAGCAGAGTCTAAAGAACTTTGAACTGCTTGTGGAGCGCAACAAGCAGGACAGGGCCGTGTTGGAGCAGCACGGTTTCAAGCCCGACGAAAAGGGTGTCTATCCCGCCACGGTGACGGTTTACAGCGACAAAGACCCGAAGAAAAAGACCTTTGACAAGCCCGGCGAGGCAGGCAAGCGCATGAAGTACCTTGTGAACAGCGGTGACAAGGTGATACTGGAAGCCTACGGCATGACCGCCGAGATAGGTTTCCCCGAAGAGACTACTACGGGCGAAATGGTAAGAGTCGTTCGGTTGAAGGCTCCTTCCGGCATTTCCTACTCCGTCAATTTCAGCAACGACGATACAGCCGCAGGCGTGAGTATGCGCAGGCTGTTGAAACAAGTGATAGACAACGGCGAAGCCTATGCCAAGGCTGTAGAGCGTGCCAAGCACCGTCTTGAAGGCGGCGACCCCGGCGAAGCCAAGTTCCCGAAGGAAGAAGAGTTGAAGGCCGCTTTGGAAGAGAAGAAGCGGATCGATGCCGAGTATGCCAAACTGAGTGCCGAGAAGCAAGGCACTCCCGATGGAGAAACACCAGACGCAGGCGGCAAGATGCAGCGACGCGGTGAGAGAGCAGCGGCAATGCCGCAGCCCACCAAACAGCAGATGCAGGAGTGGAGGACAGAAGCCATCAAGACCGCCGAAGAGTTGGGAGGCACGGAGATACACTTCGACCAGCGCAGCCACGAACCCGGTGAGAAAGGCTACTTTGACACAGGCGACAACAGCATCCATGTGAATGTTGACGAGATAGAGAGCACCGATGACCTAAAGCGCACCATCTTGCATGAGAAGTTAGGCCACGAAGGACTGAAAGCCCTCTTTGGCAGCAACGCAGGCGTGAACCAGTGGGGACAGTTCCTCTTTGGCAGCGCGAACAGGAAGATACGCCAGCGCATCATGGAGCGAGCCGAGAGGGAAGGCTACGGATGGGATGACCCCTTGCGTTTCAGTAAGGCCGCACAGGAAGTCTTTGCCGACATCGCCGAGGCCGGGCCGCGTAATGCCGACGAGTTCAGCCTATGGCGCAAGGTGAAGCACCACCTCATAGAGCAATGTAACAAGCGTGGCCTCCGCATCCCCGGCCTGCTAAACGACCACGACCTCCGCTACTACGTGCTAAAGACAGGCGAAGCGTTAAAGAAGTGGGACGGCATGAGTGCAGAAGCCCAGCAGGAAGCAGGAAGCCGCATGTACAGCCGTGCAGGCAAGCCGAGGAAGCGCAAGGACGAGAGCATGGCGCAGTACCTCCAGCGACTGAGAGCGTGGGAGAAATGGAAGATTGCCGAGGAAGAGAGCCGTGCCAACGGCGACCCGCAGCCCGACAAGGAAGCCATAGACAAACGCTATGACGAGCAGTACAAGGCCGACGTGGCGGCATGGCGGCAAGCCAACGGACTGCCAGCGGGAGAAGCCGACGGCACGAACGGCCCCGGAGCCTTCCCCAAGCGCGAGGCAGGCGAGAGTCCGCAGGAGTATGCCTTGCGCGTTGCCGAGTATGAGACCATGAGCGATGTATGGAAAACCGCCCCCGACTGGTTTGACTACCAGCAGCGAGCACAGGAAGAGTACCGCGATGCCTACGAGGCATGGAAAGCCCGCTACAACCTTGTTGAGGCTGAGAATGTAGATATGGACTTATATGAGGGTACGACCGTTGAGGAACCCACCACCGATGCCGATATAGAGGCCGAGACCCGTATGGAGGAAGATTTAGCCGAAGCCGTCGGTGTAGCCGTTGACAGCGACGGCGCACGGCGACACGCCAAGCTGGCCGTGATAGAACGCCGTAAGAACTTGGAGAGCAGCAATGCCGAGGATGCCATTTGGCTGTACGACCTCCGCAAGAAGATAGATGCAGCCGCCAAGGCCATGAGCGAGCGTACAGGCGAGCAGGTGACAGGCAAGGAGCTGAGAGAAGCCCTTCCTTTCATCATCGAGGGAACCTACTTTGAAGATATACTGAGGGATGACAAGGGCGACGTGGTGAGCATCGAGGACATCAGCGACCAGTTGCCCATCAAGAAAGGCCCCGAATTGGATGCCCTCTTGGACGAAATCAAGACATGGTACGACAATTTCTATCATGCACTGGAGGACGCAGGCTTGCGCTATGACGCAGGCTATATCGCCGAGGGCTACGTCAACCACGTCTGGGACAAGAAACGCAGCGACCCCAAGGCATGGGAAAGTGTGATAGAGAACTACCAGCGCACTAAGTCACCCAACATGCGCCACAGAGAGATAGACACCTATCGCGAGGGCATGGATATAGGCTTGGTTCCGAAGTACAGTGACATCTGTGACATCTTGGCGCACTACAGCCGCCAGAACAACGAAGCCCTTGCCAACAAGAAATTCTTGGACGATTTGAGTTTCATGATGGTTGAGGAAGTGAACGGTGACGGCGAGGTAGTCGCCAACTGGCCGTTGATGAACAGCCGCAAGCCCGCCTTTGGCGATGACAAGTACGTGATGTACCATGTGCCGGGAGTCGGCGACGTATGGGTGTTGAAGGACATACAGCGACGCTTTGCCAGCATCTTCGGTACGATGCGCACCCCCGACGTAGCCGACTGGCTGAGTAAGTTAGGCAAGGGCTACGACCTTACAGGCAGTACGATGAAGAAGATACAACTAAGCATCAGCGGTTTCCACATGGGCGCGTTGACCGAGGTAGCGATGGCACAGATGCGCCCCGACCGAGCCATGAAGGCCCTGTTTGAGTATATCATCTACGACTCCTTCATCAAGCAAGGCACCCTTCCCGCCTATGCCCATCCCGAGGATTTCAAGTTTGCCGCCAGCCACCTTGTGCAGCTTGGAGCCACCGAGGACTATGCCGCCGCCGACGTTAACGCCATTACCGCCACCTTCAGGAAGAAGGTCAAGGAATGGTACGATGCCGAGAACGCAGGCAAGAAGGTAGCAGGTGCAGCCGCAACCCCCCTTGCCTTTGCCCTCGACATGATAAACAAGGGTATGGATGCCGTGTTGTGGAACTACCTGCATGACGGATTGAAGATAGCTTGCTTCAAGATGTTCGCCGAGCAGATAGACCAGCGCGTGAAGAAGGAAGGGCTGAGTGACGAGCAGCGCGAGCAGTTGCTTGACGAAGCCGGGCAGTACGTCAACGACACCTTCGGCGGGCAGTATTGGGAGCTGCTTAACGTCAGCCCCGCCCTGTTGAAGTGGATGCGCCGTGCCTTCCTGTCGCCCGACTGGCTGTTGAGTACCCAGCGTCATTTCTTCGCCAACTTCGGTTTCGGCAGTCTTTACAGCGAGAGCGGTTTCTTGAACTACCTCCGCTACAATGCCGACAACATCAGACGCGCCTTCGGTGCCAATATCCCCCGTGACGAGTTGAGGCGGTTCCGCAGCAAGAACGCCAAGCAGTGCTACATCTTAGGCGTTTGCGGTTTCTTCTACACGATGATGAACGCCCTCAACGCCGTATTCAGAGCGCAGGACGAGGAAGAAGAGAAGGCGAAGGCCGAGGAAATGCGCAAGCAGTTCCCCGACTACAAATCCCCCTACGAGCTGGCCTACCCCGACGGCATGAAGTGGTACGACTACACGATGCTTGGCAACAGCCTTGGGCAGCAGACCCACCTCTTCATGGGCAGATACCAGGACGGCACCGAGACCTACGTCAGATGGGGTAAGCAGTTCCGAGAGTTCCCCGAAATGTTCATGGGCAGGAAGGGCGTAGAGTTCCCCACCCCGCTTATCGAGCGCATGATGGGCAAGGCCAACCCGATGATAGGACTGACCCGCGACAACTTGGGCGCGTTGGGTGTGTGGGGTTTCAACAACTCCAAGGACATCGAAGAGATACAGGAGAAGTACGGCAAGGAAGTTGGCGTGCTTGCTATGAACGCCCGCCATTTCCTCCCGTTCAGCGTGCCTACACAGGCAGACAAGGAGTTTAAGGCTATGGACTTGCTGATGCCGAGCCAGAAAGGCTTTACCCGCTACAAGACCGTTGACTTCTTCAAGACCTTCATCCTTGCAGGCGACATGGAGGGCGTTACCCGCACCTACAATGCCGCCGTGATGAACGGCATCGACGCGGAGAAATGCCTACGTGCCGCCATCAGCACCATCAAGGCCACCCAGCGCAAGGAAATGCAGGACGGTGTAATCGATCTGCAAACCGCGATGGAGAAGTTTGACGAAGCTGATAACGGCTACAGCGAGAAGGCCGCATTGCGTAATAAGATAATCGGCTACCTTGCCGAGAGCAACTATCACACCTTCACCCGTGATGACGCGCAGGAGAAGATAGACGCATTCCTGCAAGGCGACGGCGTAGCCGAGAAGGACAGCGAGAGATATATTGAGCTGTGTCATAGCGATGACGTGAGGGATGACTATAGGCTGAGTGTGATAGCCAAGCAGGCGAAGGGCTATGTTGACAAGGTAAAGACCTGTGAAAACCCGCAGGAGCAGGCTCAGATGTCCCGTATGTACGGTGCATGGTTTGAAATCAACGGCATTGCCAACAAGGCGCGTTACAGCATGAACCAGCTGAAGAAGCAACTTGGACGCGGCCACGACGCACAGGTGATGGAGCAGATACGCCACATCAGGCAGCAGGCACAGACCGAGATAGACCACGTACAGCCTCCGAGGTGACGCGGTGGACGGCGGTACTACCGCCGTTTACTTGACGATACGGAATAAGGGCCTGCTTCCCAGCAGACCCTTATCTTTGTTTCTATTAACCCTAAATCTTCTAATTCGTATGACCAAAAAAGATTTCCCCACGCTTGGAGCCGGATTGCTTTACAATCTTCCTAACCTTAAAACACTAACTGCCTATGAAAAACAAACTACTAACTAATCTTATATAATAATACATTCTTTATGCAGGTGAAGCCTCGGTGAGGCCGCGTTTGGCACGGCTCTTATTGGCCTCGTCGGCCCAATGCTTGTACTCCTTGAACTTGTCATCCATCTTCTGCTGTTCGGAGGGATGAGGCTTGCGCTCCGAGTTGTCGTAGAGCTTATCGACCAGTTCGGATAGTGCCCACTGCCAGTCGTTACGCAGCAGCACTACGTTGGTGTCGCCGATGATGCAGGCATCGAACTTGGGAACGCCTCCCTCCTTGTAGTCATCGGCTGAGAGCAGTGCCTTGAAGGGTACGTTGTTTTCCTTGAGGAACTTCTCAGCGGCCTCCTTGTCCGTAGATTCAAGGAAGATGGTAACGTCGATATTGTTCTTGGAGAGCGTCGTAAGAGCCTCCTTCGCCTTGCCGACCAGCGACCGCTGGCCCTTGTCATCGCTGGTGATGACGCAGCACTCTGTGATTTTTACCTTCTTGTTTGCCATATAAACGACTATTAGACCGACGTGATACGTCGGCATACTGAACGATTTGCGGCAAAGATAGTGAAAAAAGACGGGAGGAAAACCATAAAATAGCAAATTTCTATTTTATGGCAGCGTATTTTCCTATTTGTGCTATCTTTGCCACAAAATAGAACGGCAGCGATATGAGCAAGAGAGACAGGAACATGCAGAACGATGCCACCCGCAACTGGGAAAGCGGCATCGGGGCGACACAGGGCTACAACCACCAGCGTTTCAACAACTCCATGGAATACACGGAGCTGGTGCAGACGGCGGCGCACTACTACGACAACATGCGTACGCTGAGAAAGAAGTGGATAAGAGACCTCGACTACTATATGGGGCGGCAGCTGAACGACACCGTGGTGTATAACGGACGGACGGTGACGGTGAAGACCTATATGGAGATGAAGGGCATGGCCGCACTGAGCGCGGACATCATCACGGACAAGATGATAAGTCTGAAGGGAACGGTGAGGCAGCAGTACATGTCGCCGACGGTGAAGGCCGTTGACAGCGGGGAGAGCGACTACACCGCCATCTTCAACGAGATGCTGAGGCAGAACAACAACAACAACAACCGTGCCGAGCACGACGCGGACCAGTTTGAGAACCATGCCCTGCTGGGCTTCATCGGCGACAAGGTGAAGTGGGCGTTTAGAAACGGACGCGAGGACGTGTACATCGACACCGTTGACCAGTTCAAGCTGGCCATCCCCGTATTCGGTAGGAAGGACTTGGAGGACATCGAGTTCATCGCCGAGGCGCACGACGTGACATGGCCGCAGATGCTAAAGACCTTCGTGAGGAAGCCCGGCGACGAGGCGCGGCTGGTGCAGATATACACCGCCGCCAAGACAGGCAGGTACGTGCAGGGCTACAACGACACCGGGAGCAACCAGACGGCGCACCTTGATGACTTCTACCACAGCAGCGTGATAGGCAAGTACCGATTCATAGAGGTGTGGACGCTGGAGCGTAACAGGGCGTTATGGTGCCACGACCGACTGAACGCCAGCGCGGGCTACCGCCAGCTGGAAGAGAAGGCCGCGATCGATGCCGAGAACGAGCAGCGCAGGCAGAACAACATCATGAAGGACGAGGACGGCCTGCCCATGCTCGACGAAACGGGGAACCCCCGCCTGTACGTGCCGGAAGAAGAGCTGGAGCTGATAGAGTACGAGGCAGGCATTGAAGAGATATGGTACTGGAGGATGCTGTCGCCCAACGGCTACCTGCTGGACGAGGGTATCAGCCCCTACAAGGTGATACGGGACGGCTACTCGTTCTACTACCATCCCTACGTGTTCCTTGCCTACCCCTGCATACAGGGCGAGATAAGGAGTTTCGTTGACAGGCTGATAGACCGCCAGCGTCAGTACAACCACGACAACATACTGCTGGACTTCATCATCATGAACAGCGCGAAGGGCGCACTGGCCATCGACGAGGACGCGCTGAGCGACAAGATGGACATAGACGAGATAGCCGACCAGTACGTGAAGGTGGACGGTATCATCGTCTATACCAGCAAGAACGGCGGTAACCCCCCGCAGCAAATCATGAACAAGAGCATGCCCGCAGGCGTGGAGCTGCTGCTACAGAGAGACCGCGACCTGGTGACGGCGCAGAGCGGCGTACAGCCCGCCATGCAGGGCATCCACGTAGGCAGCAACACCAGCGAGGGCCGCTACAGGATGGAGAAGGATGGCGCGGCCACCAGCGTAGCCGACTACGTAGGCTCGTTCAACAACTTCGAGCTGAGAGTGGCGCGTAAGCAGGTATGGACGATGCAGTGCTTCTACACCTCTCGCAGGAGCGTGAAGATAACCGGGCAGGACGTGAAGCAGTACTACGACCGCGAGACGATGGGCGACGTTGACTTTGACATGGCCCTGACGCTCGACATGAACAGCACGGTCATCCGCGAGCAGATGAAGGATTTGGCCTTCCAAGGCTACCAGAAGGATGAAATCTCGTTCGGCCAGATGCTCGACGTGGCCGACTTCGGCGACACGAACAAGCTGAAACGCGCTTGGGAAGAGCACAAGGCCGAGAAAGCCCAGCAGGCCATGATGCAGGCGCAGCAGGCCGCTATGGGAGGCACAGCACCCGTACCAGCCGGGAATGCAGCAAGCACGACGGCAGACAGCAACAGCCGCGACAACGGAGCCAACAGGCTCATACAGGCCGGGACTGACACCGGGGGCGGCGTGATTGCTGGTACTCCCGGACTTTCCTCATAGGTACAGAGAGGCGCAGCATGTAGTAGTTGAGCCACTGGCGCAGCTTTTCCTCGCGCACGCGGTTATCCTCCGCACAGCCGAGCGCACCCCACTTGGAGGGTGTGTAGTAGAAGGAAACCTGCTTCATGCGCTCCACGGAGTTGACGGACTGCATGCCGTGCATCTTCCCCATGCGGCGCAGGATGCGCAGCGAGGGTTTGTACTTCTTGTTAGGCTCGTAGGTCATCGGCGACCATACCATGTGCTTTGCGTCGAAGAGCAGATAGACACGGGGCGAGCCGATTTCGCTATACATCTTCTCGCACTCACGGACACCCTCGCGCCACATCTTGACGGCGGCGTACTTCTCCTTGCGGACGATGTAAGGGTAGTAGATGCGGAAGAGGACGGCTTTGATTTTTTCCTTGAATTTCATAAATACAACTTTTTGAGATTATTATATCGTGAAAACTACAATTTTTCGGTGGGATTATATATGGGGGCGGCGGTAATACCGCCGTTTACTGAACATCAGCCGCCGACGAGTTCGGGAGCCTTGGGCCTTCGCCTTCGCAGGCGTTCGCGCTCCAGCTGTTCCTTCGTCTTTCGCTCAATGATTTCGGGTACTGGCATTTCGTGCTCGACGTAGAGGCCGATGGCACGCGCCATCACGCGGTCATCGTGCTTGCCCGGCACGTTGCCGTACTGGCCGTTAGGGTACTGCATGAAGTAGGCGTATTCATCCAGCGTCTCTTCCTCGCGCTCCACATACTTACGGTCGCGGATGGTGGCCGCGAGGAACTTGACTATTGCCACCTTCGTAGAGCGGTTGGTGTTGAAGCCGTACTTTAGTTCCTTCTGACGGTGTTTCAGCAGCTTGGAGTGGCTGCTGTTGTAGAGGTTGTCGTACAGCGGCACGAGGATGGGGAAGAACAGCTCCGACACGTCGCCGTCGGTATCGTTCATCTTGGAGTATGGCGTATTGTTCTCCACGACGAGGAAGGCATCCTGATAGAAATGCGCTATCTGTGCGCAGCGCATGGCCAGCTGGTCGGGGTCGCAGTGGCCGTGCCATTCGGCCACCACGGCAGGCACGCCGCCATACATGCAGTCGTAGCGGTCGAACACCACGATGTCCGTCCAGTCCGATGTCCTGTGCGAGCCTCCGATGTCAACCGAGACCAGATAGCGGTGCCTGACCTCTTCCGAATCGTCGGGCATGTCCCACACGCGGAAGGGGCCTCCGGGCATTTCCATGAGCCGCAGGTTACGCATGCAGGCATACTTCTCGTACTTTGCCGAGGGCGAATCGTCGGTCACTTCGGCCTTGATGGAGGGGTTGAAGCTGTCGCCCTCGATGTCGCCTATGAATATGGGGTCGGCGCAGTCCATGCGCAGTTTCTCCACCTTGTAGATGTCGAACACCGCCTTACCGCTGTACTTGAACGCCTCGATGTCATCGGACGGGTATTCCTGCTGCATGTCCTCGATGCAGGTGTAGTCCTTCATCTTTTCCTCGTACCAAGCGATGCCCTCCACCGACGCGCCAATCTCAAACAAGTGCCAGAGGTACGCGCCGGGGCCTGTCTTGTCGTTGCGATGCCTCCACAGGTAGATGATATAGTCGGCGCGTTCGTCCTCCGTCATGCGCTTTGTGTAGGTCTCAATCTCGAACCAAGCCACGAACACGGGGAGGTAGGATGACAGGGGCCTACCCTCCTTGTCCTTCGACTTGGCGCGAACCCATTCATCGTGAAACTCATTCTCCATGCCGTTGGGCGTTGACTCGCGGACGATGAAGTTGTGCGGCATGTTGAGGATGGGCGATATGACCGACTTGACCACCAGCGCGGGAGTCCATTTTTCCGTATTGGGGAAGAAAGCCTCTTCCGTGATGTGCGCCATTGCCACGTCATCGGAGCGAGCCGCCTCCGGGTTGAGCGCGGAGCCAGTCTGAATCTTGCACGAGCGCGGTACGAGGTACTTGATATTCGGGTTCTTGGAGTCGTTGCGAATCTTGCGCACGTCCTCCGGGTACTCTTCGCCCGTCTTGTAGAAGAGCCACAGCGGTATGGAGTTTATAAGCCGCTCGTACATGTTGAACACGGTGATGGATGAAGTGGACTGGTGGCCCACGATGTTGCAGTTCCAGTGGGTTTTCCAGAAAATCATTATCCATGCCATGTATATATCCGTGAGCGTGGAGCCGCCCCACTGGCGGCATTTGAGCAAGAACACCTTGATGGGCTTGCCCTCCAGCCGCAGCCGCTCAAAGACCTTCAGCACCTTAATCTGTGCGGGACGGAGGTAGAAGGGAATATCCTCGCCGCCCTCCTTGTTCTTGATACGCGCGTAGGCATAGGCGAAGAAGCAGAAATCGTGCTTACAGCGGAGTCGGCAGAAACGGCGCACGACGGCCTCGCGGGCGCGGGAGCTGGCGGGTATTGAAGCCGACGCACTACGTCGGCCTACCGAACCATCGGACATGTACTGACGGATATAGGCATCGATGGAGCCAGCGTTGATGAGGGCGCGGATGAAGCGTGAGCGGAGCATTGGCAGGGGAAGCCACAGCTCCTTGCCGCCCATGAAGTCGGAGAGTACGCAGCGGAACCGCTTGCCCGGCGCGTTCTTTCCCGTCATGGGGTCGTAGCGGGTGAAGAGCGTCCGCAGTCGGGCGTTGTTCTTAGCCAGCATTTCGGCAAGAAGCCTTTTTGGCATTTGCGGTTGTCTCTTCGTCGCAGCTACAGGCATAGGCTATCTGATGAAGTGAAGGAAGGAGCGGACGCGGCCCTCGATGTGCCAGTAGGCCATACCGACGGTGAAGGGTATGACGTGGAAGGCAGCAGCCACACCGGGAATGAAGCATCCAATAAGGATGAGGGCTATCATCATGAGCGGTATCGATCTGTTGCGCCTCCAGTAGTAGGGCGTGAGGAAGCCAAAAAAGAAAGTGGTGATGACCGAGAGGCCGAGGACACCAGCGGGAGAATCCGCTGGCACGGCAGCAGGTACGTAGGATAGCAAGACGGCCAAGGTATAGGCCGTAAGGAGTCGATGCCAGCGCAGGAGGTTGTGGATGACCAGCAGCGACCAGGCGTTAATGAGCCAGTGGAGGAAGGAGACGTGGGCGAACATATACAGGAAATGGGAGCCAGCCGTGGAAGCGGCAGGCACGACGGCCAGCGACGGTGATACAGGTATCAGACAGGCCATGAGCAGGCAGGCGGACGCTGTGAGATATAGACGCTTCATTCCTTCTTTCCCTTCTTCTTGTACTTCTTATGTGTGATGAGCAGGTAGAGACTACGTGGCGTGACACCGAGACAGGGTGCAGACGAGGCGAGAGCCGCCGCCACCACCACCGTAAGCGGCCCGTCGGCGTATCTGTCCTGCTGTTGCAGTTCGCGGACACGCTCAAAGAGCGCATCGTAGAGCCTCTGCTTGTATGGCGTTACGAACGAAGGACTGACCCCCGTGTTAATCCGCTTTCGGATATATGCCAGCGCGGCTTCCTCCGCAATGTAAAATTCTCGCACGGGCAGGTTTGCCGCAATCTCGCACAGGCGCATCGTGTTGGTGGGCCATGACGCGACACGCTTGGCCTCACGGAAGAGCCGTTCGGCCATGAGGTTTCGGGCAATATTGACCTGTGATATACTCCCTTTGTGCTTCATTTTAACAAGTACGCTTTGCAAATTTAACAATTATAATTTATATTTTATGGTTTGATTATGGGAAAAGAGGTGTATTTTTGCGAAAAATAACACTTGGGCGCGGTAATACCGCACCTTACTGAACAAAAAGCGAGAAAATATGCCAGAAGAGAAATTGACAAACAGACAGCGGCTTGCGCAGCGTTTCCAAAGAGCCAACCCCGACTTCAACGTAGATGACGATGAGGCCATGTACGGCGAGGCACTTGCGGGGCTGGAGCGCGGCGACGAGGCCGAGGCCCAGCGCAAGCGGCTGAACGAGACCATCGCGGGCAACGACATCGCCCCGGAGATGCTTAACGGCATCATCAGCGGCAAGAACCCCGACGGCAGCGACTTCAACTTGGACGAGTACCTGCTTGACCAGCACATCGACTACCTGCTGGACTACATGGAGGATAACGAGGGCGCGAAAGCCAAGCGCACACAGCGCGAGGCCGAGCGCAAGAAGCAGAAGGCCGACGATGAAGCCTTCCAGCAGAGGATGGCGGGCCTGATAGAGGCCGAGGACGCAGAGCTGGACGCGGCGATACAGGAGAGCGGCTACAAGGCCGAGCAGGTGAAAGACCTGATAGACTGGATTTACGACCCGAAGGACGGCTTCATCCGACGCGCCCGTGACTTTGAGCTGAAGAAGGAGGATTTTTTGCGCTTGTTCAAGATAAAGGACTGGGACTTGAAGATGACGGAGGCCGAGGACAAGGGCTACAAGCGTGGCAAGAACGAGAAGATAGACATGTTCCGCAGGGAGCAGGGCCGCAGGCGCAGCATGCCCGCCGACGTAGGCAGCGGTGGCGGTACGCCCACCAGCGTCGAGAAGAAGAAAGACCCGACGCTGGCCGCACTGGAGCGCATGAGCAAATACTAATCAATCCGAGCACATGAAGGCAATACCCTACGGAAGGATGGACGGCGCGGGCTATGCGGTGAGAGGGCCGCGGACGCGCACCACGACCGAGGACGTGCTGGAAGCCACGGGGAACCTTGGAGAGTGGTACGTCCCTCAGAGACGATAAGCGAGAGCAATTATAAATAGTATTCATTTAAAAAAACAAGAACAATGAAACAATTCAGAAAATGGTTTGGATTCATGGTGGCAGTAGTTGCCATGATTCTTTCCGGCGGCAGCGCATTCGCCGCCGCCGATGACCCGGCCATCACCCACCCCGTGGGGAACCTTGACGCAGGTCCGGGTAAGGGAGTTGCAGGCGACCACACCCGCACCGAGGCACAGGCACTGATGGAAGGTGAGGGAGGCGAAGGCGACGTTAAGGATTTCGACTTCTACGTGAAGCAAATCAACAAGCACATTGTTGAAATGAAGCTGGAGAGCTGCCCCGTTGACCAGATACTCCGCAGCAGCCAGCGCACGAACAAGAGTATCGACATCCGGGTGAAGTACTACCAGATAGGCCAGCGGCCCATCAAGAGCACCATCCAGACCGCCATCACGGCCACCACCGACGGCAACGCGCACGCCATCGCCCCACTCGACAACAGCGTGTTTGACTCGATGGACACCATCATCTTCCCCGAAATCATGGGCTACAAGGATGACGGCACTACCCGCGAGACGCTGAGACCGCTGATGGTAAGAGTCGTGGCGCAGCAGGACGGCACGCTGAACCCTATCGTTATTGCCATCAACGGCAAGCGGAACGAGCGGCGCAGCAACCGCTGGGACTTGCCCGACATTCCCGAAGGAAGCCTTATGTTGCGCCTTGGCCGTGCGGCAGGCGAGAAGGACGTGGAGACCGCGAGCTACTACGAGTTGCCGGAGTCGAGCGAGCAGTACTGCCAGCGATTCATCATGCAGGCCGAAGAAAGCGTGATAGAGCGCATGAGTACGAAGGTGGTGGACTGGGATTTCTCGAAGCAGGAGCGCGTCGCCATGGACGATATGCGCGACGGCATAGAGCGCAGCGGCCTTTTCGGTATCAAGAGCGTCACCCGCTACGGAAAGAACGGCAACGTGTACACTACTGGCGGTATCTACTGGGAGGCAGGCAAAGACATTGAGCTGGGCCACTGGCAACCCAAGATGGAACTTGACAAGGACGGCAAGCAGATACCCGTGAAGGTGAAGATAAACGGCGTGGAGAAGGTCGTGTATGAGTATGCCATCAGCGAGAAGGAGCTGACTAACTTCGTCCACCAGTGCATACAGGACGCAGGCAACGGAAGCCGCACCAAGCTGCTGTTTGTGGATAACCTTATCTACATGGCACTGAGCAACCTGAAGAGCCAGCGCAGAATCATCATGCAGACCGAGAGCAACTACCAGGACTGGCACTTGGACTTTGAGAGTTTCAGCAGCATGGGCACGAAGATTATGATATACCGCCACGATGCCTTCAACTACATGGGCATGAGCGGCTGTGCCTTCCTGCTTGACCCCCGCTACTTGGAGAAGTGGGTGTTTGGCGACTGGTCTCGCAAGGAGTACGACCTTAAAGAGCTGTTCATCCGCAACGGCCATGCCGTTGTGATGGAAGAGTTCTCTTGCTGGACGCTTTATTTCCCGAACGCACATGCCCGCGTGAGCCGCCCGGACTTCGACAAGAGCCTTGGCGTGACTGACGAGGTGGCGGCAGCAGCATAAACACAGGGACGGCGGCACTGCCGCCGTGTACTGAACCACAGGCGGCTCGCTGAGTCTATTCAAACTCCTCCTTTCAAGGCTTGGCGGGCCGCTCTTCAACAAAACCTCAACATTATGGCACAACATATATTCTCAGCCGAAAGGCAACTGATATTCCACATCGTGGTTGACGGACGGACGCAGTTAGTGCAGTTCGGCGAGCGCAGCCAGTGGGGCGCAAGCAATTTCTCCACCACCGACGAGAAGGTGGCCGCAGCCATCAAGCGTCACTCCATGTACAAGCGCGGCGTTATCACCGAGTTCATACAGGAGGACAAGAAACCCGCCAAGCAGGTGAGGAAACCCGCCGGAAGAGCCGAAGGCACGGCGGCACAGCAGCCACAGGACACGGGCAAGGAAGGGCAGGAGCCGCCGACCCCCGAAACCCCGCCGGGCGAGACCGACGCAGCCAACGTGATAGAAGCCGAGAACTTCACACAGGCGCGTGAGGCCGTCATGAAGCGTCTTGGCATTGGCAAGGACGCAGTAAAGAACCCCATCCTGCTACAGCAGGTAGCCAAGGAAGCAGGGCTAACCATCAAATATAACAAGAAATGACACTCAACATCAAGGACACGGTAGAGAAGATACGCACGGCGATCGATGACGTGAAGGGGACGCTTGACGATGATTTCGCGTCGGACGTTGACGCGGAGCTGACACAGGCCCTACGGCACAGCGTTGAGAGCCTGCTGATGGAGTTGCCGCCCCTGCTTGTCATCCCATCGGTGTGCAAGCCCAGCAGCAGCACGCCCGCATGGAGCAGAGAGCAAGGCACGATGGGCGACGGCTGGATAGTGCTGCCCGACGATTTTCTACGTTTCCTTGATATGAAAGTCGGTGGCTGGAAGGGAACCCTGTACGAGCTGATAGACGCAGGCAGCGACGAAGAGAAGCGGCAGCGCAGCAAGTGGAGCCGAGGGACGGACACGAAGCCCAAGGCGATGCTTGACACCGACGCGAGCGGCCAGCGCATCGTGAGGTACTGGCCCGGCAGCGCAAGCAAGGAACTGGAGCATCTAAGCTATGTCCCCACATGGAGCGAGGCCGACGGCAAGATAACATGCGCCCTTCGCGCTGAGACGGAGAAAAACATCATCTACAGGGCCGCGAGCATCTTCTTGGAAGGCAAGAAGGAGCACGACACAGCCGAGCACTTCAAGACATTATCCACATTATAACAATAGTATATGGCACAGCAGATAGAGACATTGGAGCAGGCCATTGCGGTCATCAACGAACTGGAGAACACCACAGGGCGACAGGCGCAGACCATCACGCGGCTGAAGGAGCTGACCGAGACGCAGCGCGAGGAATGCGAGAACCTTCTACGCGAGAGCAAGCGGGCCATTGACTGGGCAAAGCATGCCTACAGGGTTGACCACTACGGCTACATTTGGACTTACGACGTTGACACGGAGCAGTACCACAAGACCAACATGCGTATCTGCACGCCGGAGATAGCCGACGAAGCCATCACGACTGACAAGCTGGCCGACAAGAGCATCAAGACTGAGAAGATAGCCGACAAGGCCGTCACGACAGAGAAGATTGATGACGGAGCCGTGACGGAAGATAAGATAGGCGACAAGGCCGTGAGCGAGCGCACCCTTGGCGACAAGGCCGTGACGGAAGGAAAGATTGAGGATGGAGCCGTGAGCGAGCGCACCTTGGGCGACAAGGCCGTCACGACTGACAAGATAGAAGATGGAGCCGTCACGGAAGAAAAAATTGGTGACAAGGCTGTCACGACTGACAAGATAGAAGATGGAGCCGTCACGGAAGAAAAGATAGGCGACAAGGCCGTGAGCGAGCGCACCTTGGGCGACAAGGCCGTGACGGAAGGAAAGATTGAGGATGGAGCCGTGAGCGAGCGCACCTTGGGCGACAAGGCCGTCACGACTGACAAGATAGAAGATGGAGCCGTCACGGAAGAAAAAATTGGCGACAAGGCCGTCACGACGGAGAAGATAGGCGACAAGGCCGTAGGGACGGAGCAGATTGCGCCGCATGCGGTGGTGAGAGAACATATCCAGCCGGGAGCCATCCCCGAACTTGAAGGTATGCTTGACGAGCTGGAAGAGAAACACGATGCGGACATAGAGCGGCTGGAGCAAGCCATCTGGCCCTTTGAGGTGGGCATCAGCGCGAGGCCGACGGCTGTTGAGATCGATACGGACAGCACGGTGACGCTGGCATGGACGGCGAAGCGCAAGGGCGCAGCCGTCAGCCCGGAGAGCCAGACGGTGAACGGACAGGCCGTGACAGGCAGCGGAGCCACCGCCACACTGCATCCCACGGAGGAATCCACCTACAGCTTCACCTATGAGGCCACCTACGAGAAGATGACAAGGCGGGCTACGGCCACGGTGAAGAGCGTCTATCCGTCGTACTTCGGCACGTTGAGCGCGGATGAGGCTGCAATGATATTGCAGCAGACGGAGCAGGCGGGAGCCGTGATAAAGGGGCTGACGAAGAACATACTGGCAGGTCGCGGGCTGACGAAGAGCGGCCTTGCCTTCCACAACAGGCACATCGCCTACTGCTATCCCGCCACGTTCGGGCTGCTGACGGTCATCAAGGACGGCAACGGCTATGATGTGACGGAGAGCTACAGCATGGTGACGGTGGACGCAGAGGGCGTGGCGTACAACTGCTACGTGCTGACGGTGGCCGTGAGTGCCGACAACGTAACACAGATATACCAGTAAATTGCTATGGCAGAGGAACAGAGACACATCAAAGGCGGTGGCATCGAGGTAGTTGATGCCTTCAAGTATGCAGGCAAGCGCAGGCTTGACTTGCGGCAGGAATGCCAGAGCCTTGAAGAGTTGAAGGCCACCGACGAGACGAGCATCCCCGACGGCTTCACGAAGTACGTGTATGACACCGACTCATGGTACAGGTGGCACGGCGACAACGAGCCAACGCCCGAATTAGGCAGGTGGCGCAGCATCTTGGAGCTGAGAGGCGCACACGTACTGAGCGAGGAATGGCTTTACGGCATCGTTGACGCGAGCGGCAACCTGCTTTGGGGCATCAGAAGGGATGGAGAGTGCTACCAGCCGAAGGGCATCCCGGAGGAAGTGGCTCGACGCTTCAAGGAGCTGGAGGGCTGGCAGATTACGGACAGCGAGGAATGGCTGTTCGGCATCGTGGATGCGAGCGGCAACCTGCTCTTCGGCCTTGACAGGAAGGGTCATGCCGTGCTGACCAACGGACTGAGCATAGACGGCAGGGACGGCGGCTGGCATCTGATAGAGGACGAGAACTACCTGTATGCCATCGAGGACGCAGCGGGTACGCTGCTGTTCGGCATAGACAGGAGCGGGCGCGTGGTGTACAACAAGGGCATGAGCGACGAGGTGAGGCTGAGGCTTGACGAACTGTCGGGATACCAGATAGTGGAGAGCGACACCTACGCCTTCGCCATCACCGACGCGCTTGACCGGGTGCTATTCGCCATCAGGAAGGACGGCACGGTGAAGATAGGCAGGGGCGTTATCGAGGTTCTGACATGGGAAGAGTACCAGACGAGGCCGCAGGGTGACGATACCATCTATATCATCCATGAGCCTCAGACAGGCGAGTTGCAAGGCGCGTTTGTACACGGCCAGCCCTTGCCCGCAGGCGAGGCGAGCGCGTACCTGCTACAGGACACCAACGTACTTGTGTACCGTGGACGGCAGACGCGGCTTCCGAGGTTCTGGATAGACCATGAGCAGATGACGCTGAACGTGGACTATCCCAGCGGGTACAAAGGGCCGATGTTCACGATGCAGGAGAATATGCTGTTTGCCATATAGGGGACGGCTGTAGCAGCCGTTTACGGGACGAAGTTAAACATATAATTTAAAAAATGACAGAGATATGGTATTAGGATTAGTAGGTTTCAGAGACCGAGGGCAATGGACTCCGGGGATGGAAGTCCGCAAGGAGGACAGATGCCAGATAGGCAAGTCTTGGGTAATCGCCAAGGATGACTTCGTGACAGGAGAATCGTTTGCCGAAGAGGCAGACAAGTGGCTGTACCTTGTTGACGCGCGAGGCATCGATGACCTTGACGCGAAGCTGGCACACCTTGACGAGGACATCGCCGCCACGGAAGCCGCCACCGAGGCCGCACAGCGAGCCACCACCGAGAGCCGCCAGCAGACGGAGGCATCGAGGGAGGCACTGGAGGTATTCAACAGCGTGTATCACAAGACAGACCTTGACGAATGGCTGTACGCCATCTGTGACGCGAAGGGCTACCTGCTATGGGGCATCCGCAGGGACGGCAGCGTGTTCCAAGAGAAGGGCATCCCCGAAGAGGTGAGGGCATGGCTGGAGAGGCTGCACACCTTGGAGGACTACGATGACGGGAGTTTCCTGTACGCCATCTGTGACGCGAAGGGCAACATCGTGTGGGGCATCAGGAAGAGTGGCGAGGTGTATGAGCCGCGAGGCATTCCCGCCGAGGCGCAGGCCGCGATACTTGCGCTGAACAAGCGGCTGGACGGCATGACCTCGTTCCAGATTATCGAGAGCGATGACTACGCCTACGTGCTGGCCGACGCGGAGAATAACGTGATGTTCGGCGTTGACCACAAGGGGCGCGTGATGGTGAACGGCATGAAGGGCGTGGTGACGGTGGAGCAGTTCAAGAGCATCGACTACCTGTTTGCCTGCACCGACAGCGCGGGCAACCTGCTGTTCGGCATCAGGAAGGACGGCACGTTCTGTGTGAGCAAGTTTGAGCTTCCGAAGGAACTGGCCGAGCAGATAGCCGAGCTGACGGGGCAGAAGTGGATGACCGAGGACGCGGAGGAACAGGAGTTCATCTACAAGATACAGGACGCTGACGGACATATCGTATTCGGCGTGTTCTACAGCGGTGATGTGTATATCCCCAAGGGAGAGGCAGAAGAGACCAAGCGGAGGTTTGAGAGAGCCGAGGAGCGCATGAGCGCACTGGAGCTGCTTATCAAGAACAACGAGTTCAAGACCAAGATCGATTTCTCCGACAAGACTTTCCTCCAGATACCCGAACCCCGCTATGCCGTTGTGAACATACTGAGCGGCTACAACCTGTCGAACCTGAGCAAGGCAGGCCGGGGCGGGGCTGTTGAGGGTGTCAACTATAACCTCCCGACCGAGGTGGAGTTCTGGGACATGCAGGGCAACTACTTCAAGAAGTGGACGCTGATGTCGGCACAGGGCAACAGCTCAATGGGATTCATCAAGAAGAACATCGCCCTTGACTTCTTCAACGAGAGTCCTGCCAGCAGCGACTTCAACGAGGACAACACCTTTGTACTGCGTATCGGCAACTGGGTGGCACAGGACAGCTGGCACTTAAAAGCCTACTACACCGACTTCTTCAGAGGCGTAGGCCCCTGTTCGTATGACCTGTATGAGCAGATAGTGAACACGCGCGGCAACCGTGCCAACCGTCCTTGGAAGAAAATGCTGATAGACATGAGCAAAATCGGCACCACGACGAAATCGTTTAACAACCCGATACAGGACGATTACGAGTTGCAGTACGACACGGGCGCACGCTGTTTCCCCGCAGGCTTCCCGGTCATCGTGTTCCAGAACGGTGAGTTCTACGGCATCTACGCTTGGCAGATAAAGAAGCACCGCGACAACTACCACATGAGCAAGTCGAAGCCCAAGCACATACACTTGGACGGCGACCTTCATCAAGCGTATGTGTGGAACGGACGCAACAACATACGCTGGACAGGCTTTGAAATGCGTAACCCGAAGAAACTGGTGTACGCAGCCCCTCACGGCGGCAGCTACAAGTATGACGCTGACGTGGCGCAGGACGAGATAGCCGGAACGGACGGCGAGAACTACAAGGGCGCATGGGATGCCGCCTACAATGAGGGCAACGGCTACGAGGCAAATGCCGTGGTGGACTGGACTGACGCTAACGGCGACGAGCACCAGATGATAAACACGGTGGACGGCAACACGAAGGAGCCAGCCATCAACTTCGAGAAGGAGCAGAACATCGACAAAGACCCCGACTTCAAGAACAAGACGAAGTGCGGATGGGTGAACTGCACAAACACGGTGAAGGTGAAGGACTCCATCATGAACCTGTCGGACAGGATGGCCGAACTTGGCGCGTTGCGCGTAGTGGCCACCAGCAACGGCAACATCAGCATAGACAGCTACGGCGGCGACTACGATGAGGCCAAGAACTTCGGCAAGGGCGTATGGGTGACCAGCGGCAGCAGGCTCTACATGAGCATCCACAGCAGCAACACTGGGAATGCCGTGAGCGACACCGACTACTGGGTTGACATCACCGAGGCCATGAGCGCGATAAAGAGCACTTGGGAGAAGTATTTCGACGTGGAGAACATGATAGACTACATCATCGTGAGCGACCTTATCAAGAACAGCGACGGCTTCGCCAAGAACTGGCAGTGGTTCACCTACGACGGCAAGAAATGGTTTGTCGGCCTCTACGACGTTGACATGTCGTTTGGCGGTCACTTCCAAGGCAACCAGATTACCAGTCCGCTAACAGGCCATATCAACAGCAGCATGGCTTTGCCAAACGGCTACATCATCATGTACTACTCAACCGAGCTGAAAGCCCGCTATGCCGAGCTGATGGACGCAGGCATCATCAGTGCCACGAACATCTTCGCCATCGTGAAGAGGTGGTACGACCGCATAGGCGAGCCGTTCTACGCTATGGAGTGGGAGAAGTGGCCCGCAAGTCCCTGTATCGGCGAGAGCACGGTGAGGACAAGCCACTGGCAGCAGGTGACGGACGAGGACGGCAACCCGGTGGAAAAGACCACGACGGCATTCATAGCCGAGGGCGTGACAGAGTTCGACCCTGCCAACGTGAAAAAGGACGGCGAGGGCAATCCCATCTACATAGACGAAGATAAGGGCATCACCGCCGCCTATCTGAAAGGCGAGCATGTATTCTTCGGTCTTAACTCCGTGCAGGGTTTCTATGAGTTTGAGGCCGTAGAGGATATTCCGACCATCGACGTAAGCAGCCGCACGGACAGCGGCAAGCGAGTTGTGACGGCATATTCGCCCATCAGCTACTTCCGGCACACTGACAACATCTACCGCATACAGAAGTGGATAGAGAAGGAGGTGGAGAACATGAACACCGTATATGACTACACGGCGAGCATAGACCCCTCGACGATACGGACGATGAGTAACAACACCATCAACGACATCATCAACGGCAATTAAGGGGAAGGAAAGCAGCGGCCCAGCCGCTGCCTACTGAACCTAAGAGCATATAGGCAACATTATTTTATTAACAATTTCAAAAACATTCAAGCATTATGGTAGAACTGAATGGAATCCAAGTTCTTGACGTAGCGGGTTTGAACCTGCTCGTAGCGAAGATGAAGGACGGCACGCTTGTAGTCGGCAAGGCTAACGAGGTTCCTGCCGCAGGTATCACAGGCGTTGTCTCACTGGAGCACCTTCCCCATGCCGCCCTCGACCGTCTGGTAGTGGTGGCCGACGATGCCGCCCGCCTTGCCCTCACTAAGGAGCAGGTACAGAAGGGCGACTCCGTGAAGGTAATCTCGACAGGCAAGATGTATGCCATCACCGATGACAGCAAGCTGGCAGGCGAGGATGACGGACAGGGAGGCGAACGCGAGCAGGCCGACGAGAGCGCATTCACCGAGTACAGCGTTGGCCGTGCCGCCGTAGCCGCACTGGCCGAGGCCGTGGACTGGGCTAACATCACGAACAAGCCCGCCGCCTACACCCCGGAGGCACACACCCACAACGCAGGCGAGGTGACGGCCATGACAGGCTATGCGAAGGCCGCACAGACCGGGAGCGTAGCCCCGACTGACACGCTGAACCAGGCCGTGGGCAAGCTGGAGAAGAACATCGAGGCCGTTGCAGGCAACGTGACCTCCATCCCCGATGCCACCATCCTTGCCATCATCAACGGCACCTACGACCCCTCCTGACCCACTAAGCAAGGCACACGATGAACACGGCAATAGACAAACAGAAGCAGTACGCGGACGCTGACAACCTCAACGACCTCTGGAAGGGCGCGATAGAGAAATTTGCGCAGAAGGTAGTCGTAGAGACTCTACAGCGCATCATCCGTACTGACGATGTGGAGGGCATGATACATGCCATTACCGATGCCGAGAGTAACATCGTGTCCTATGTCGATTCTTCGGGCCGCTTCCATTTCTGTGTGGGAGCGGCCACCGAGGGCGACCTTGAAGTGGAGGGTGACGCAAGCGTTGACGGCAACGTGGTGTTGAGGAACTGCACGGTGGTCGGCAAGGGCTACGAGAGCGGCATCTTCTACATACTTGACGGCGACGGCCACATCCTGTTTGAAATCGACTCAAAGGGCGCGGTGGACTTCCGAGGCATCCCGACGGACATACAGAGTGCTCTCGCCGCTCTTGACGAGCGCGTGACGGCACTGGAAGGCGAATAAAGAGACATATACGTAATTATACATAGTGTTAAACAAAAAAGAGTGAATTATGACAAAGAAAGCAGTGAAACTCCAGTTGCTGGACACGGTTGACGACCCCAGCGGACTGAGAAAAATCAAGCACTACACGGGCATTGAGTTCGTGCGCGGTGCAAGTAACGGAGGCGGTGACAACGACTACCACCAGCTGATAGGCGACCCGGAGCTGTTGAGCGAGTTGCGCTTCCACAACCTGTTACAGATTGCGAGCGTTAAGAACGGCGCAACGAAGGTTCTTCTGAACCCTCTGAACTGGCGGCAGGACGTAAACGGCATGGCCAGCGTCATCGACGGCAGCGACGGAGCCGACATCTTGCAGGTGACCCATGACGGCGAGAAGCCTGTGGGCCTGTATGCCATCTGTGGCGGTACAAACGCCACCTATGAGCGGTACATCGTGAGTGACGAGTACTTTGAGTACGACGGTGACAAGGCTCAGTACTATCCCGCCTTTGGCGAGTGTCCCGACTACGCCACCATACTTAGCAACCAGTTGCGCAGTATCAGGAATGAGAGCGTCATCGGTTCGCATGCCGCAGGTCTTGGCACCGACTACAATGACCCAGACTACGGCGCAGGCGACGGTGGCGGATTCCCCAAGACGCAGTTGTCGCGCTACCAGTTTGAGGCCGCAGCACGCGCAAAGAACGCCAACGGCCAGAGCAACCTCCCCCACACCATCATCAACGAGATCGATGGCGAGCTGGTGTTTGCGCTGATGGCTATCGAGTTCCGCACGAAGCTGTTCAACAAGTACCTTGGCCACGGCA